ATATGACAATAGAAATCCTGAAATGATTAGTGACCTACAAGACAAATTATTGGATAAATTAAAATCCTTAAAACATAAACTAGGTATGAATGATTGGACTGATATTGCCAACATAATTATCGATAAAGGGGATGAGTTCGAATACGATACTGAAAATTCAAGGGACTACGAACCTTGTGATCAGTGCGGAAATTGGAATCATAATCATACTTATATAAAAAAAGAAAATGACACAGAAAGTTAAATTAATAATGATTGAAGAAAAACCATATGTCGTATCATTAAATGATATTGAGATAGGGGATAAAGCAATTGTTACGGTAAATGGGCAATACCCATCAATTGTTGAATGCGAGAATGAGACGGTCTTAAATTTATTAACGCAGTCTAAATTATCTTCAACAAAATCGTTTAAGATCTTTATGGAACCTGAACACATAAAATTTACTTCAGAACAAATTGAAAAAATTCTTGAAAACGAAGGTTTGATGGATGTGACTTTAGAAGATGGAGTTTATAAATATAGTTTATAATGGCTTATATAGAGCACAATTTTTTCCCACTTAAGGTGTGGGTTCGAAACGAATATATGTATCAACATAAGAAAGGTCAGGGTGATCTAACACCAGGTGTTATTATATCTGTTAGGTGTATGCCAGGTCAAGCGGCTTTATTCCAAGTGTTGTTAGAAAATGGGGTACTAAGGGATAAATTACCAAGTCACGCTCTATTACACGAACCTGAGATCCCTAAAGATGATTTACCATTCCACTACTTACAGATTTGGAATTGTTTCTCATATAACTTCACCTTGTTACATTTATCGTACCTATACGATACAAAAGTTGAGGTCTTTATGAAAGATAAGAAGTTTTATTCAGGAAGTTATTATGGTACAATCAACTGGGGTTCAAACGATATGAATACGGACCTATCATTGGCTGAAGATCCATTAGAACATAAGAGTCATCATATTATTTTACTTGATAACGGACAAATTGCGTTACAACCAAATAATAGAATAAAATGGTCTGAACCAAGTTTTGTAACCAAACCATTCCCCGAAAAACCTGACTATTTGGTAAACAAGGATTATTATAATTGTGAGGGGTTTGATAAGTGGCATACTGAGGATAGCGATAGGATGTTCTATGATACAGAAAATGAATGATGAAAATATAACCGAATACGAATATAATCAAATGATTATTGAAATATTGGAAAAGAATATTGTCCTTCTAAATCTAAACTTAATAATGAGTTTGTTTGTTATTGTTGAGGTTATTTTATTAATGTTAGATTACATTTCATTTGTGTTTATGGTTTATGGTCCTTTGATGTTTGCGTTATTCAAGATTTGGAATAACAGACAAGAATTAATTGCAAATGGGATAACGATCCAATACATCCAAGATCTCAGAGATAAGAATAAGGAAGACAAAGATTTACCACTTTAAATAATTTATTGGATTATACTAGGACACTTACATAGACAAGGTGTCTTAGTATTAAAACAAAATGAATAAGATTTTAGAAAAAATGTATCCCCCGATTTGATTAAGTTGGGGGATTTTTTTATTTTTGTGGTATGTTAGTAGTTGAAGGTAAAACATTCAGTAAGTTTGTTGAGAAGAAGTCGTATAGAATAAAGACTTTCCTCAACTATTGTCCTGTTAATAAAAATTTATCGGGCGTTAGAACATATAACACTGACGATTACGCCTTATCTGATAATAAAGAAAGGTTTTATTCTGACTCATTATTGTTAACTGAGGAGGACTTTATTAAACATTATGGTAATGTACTTTCTGCGGTTCATTTTGAAAGACAAAGAGTTTTTATTGAGGAGTGTGAAAATAAAATCTCTATTAAGTATCAATACCAAACTAGAGACAGAAGAGTTGGGAAAAAATACTTTAGGGTAAGAAAAACAACAAGGTACCTCACATTCAACTTCAAAACAAAATTATTTTATTCGGGGGTCTTTTCTACCAAACAGAAAAAAATTATTAGTAGAACTATGAAAATAAACCCTACTAATGAGGCAATTTATGGATTGTATAGTAGTTTAGGTATTGATAAAGATATTAAACCTGACTTTTACTTCTTTAGTTTTTTTGAAAAAATTTGGGATAGATTGGGTATAACTAATGCCCAAGACTTTAAAACTGATAATATTAGAAATTTCTATACCCTAACCACCTATTTGGTAAATGGTGTTAAAGTACCTAATAATTGGAAGAAGTTCGGAGGAACATTTTTCTCAAGGGTTGAATTGCGTAAACACAATATGAATCTTGTTGATGCGATGATGAGTAAGATGAATCTCAAAGGATCCAAAGTTAAAAAGATCCTCAACGAGATTGAATGGGTTGCTTTCGATAGAATGTTTATGATGTATACTATGTTAGGGATCGATAGTTTTAACCAACTTCCGGATGAATTATTTGATGAACGATATAGAGTGGGTAGATCATACCCAAATCAAAACATAGAAGATCTAATTCCGGTTCCTAATTACGATGAAGAGGTGCCGGTTTCTGTTCACTATGATGAAGAAAGATGTGGTAGATATTGGTACTCAACCTCAAAGGAACAACAAAAAAATCTTATTAATGTATTGGGAAATGTTTTAACAAAAAAAGAAAAAGAGAGAATTGTTAAAATAGGTTTTCTGTGGGATGATAGACATTTTGATACCCTATATGAACACATAGCATTTAAGAGTGAACTTGAGAAATTGGGTGAAAAAGTAAGATTTAAATTTAACTCTGAAGCGGAATTTAATGAGGAACACGAGGAATTCAGTCGATTAATTGATTCATATAAAAAAGGTGAGGTTGAAAGATTCTATGGTGATGTTGATTCGTTAGAAACCCCAATTGAGTATGAAAATGAAACATATTATCCGGTGTTACTCCGTAAAACAAATGATTACGAAAAAGAGTCCCAACACCAAAGAAACTGCGTGAGAACTTACACTGAAAGACCTGAATGTTTAATATTCTCAATAAGAAAGGGATCCGTCGATGGTGATGATAGAATTACGGTGGAATATCAATACAGAAATAATGAATTAATAAACGTCCAAGAACGAGCAAGATTTAATAATGAACCTTCTTTAACATTCTCACACGTCGCAAGAATCCAATTGGTGAATATTAATTTATTGTATAAATTGGGAACTCTTAAATTACCAAAAATGATTAAAAAATATCGTAATGGTAAAGAGATTGAACAACAGGCGGTGTTTAATGAAGCCAATTTAGTTGGTGAAAGGGGTAGACTGATTAGAATGACACCAAGTTGGGACGTTACCACTACTGAATTTTCACCCTATTATGACCCCCTTTTTGAATATCCGTTGCCGGAATATAATGAAATTGAACCTGTAAGATACGATGATTGGTTAGCCGGTGACGATCTATTACCATAATAAAAAAACATAATATGAAAAAATTACTTTTTATTTCTCTTTTATTGGTATCTTGTGCTGGTAAAAAATACAAATACGAAATCAGAGGAAAGGTCTATGTCCCAACCTCAGGTATAAACCCAATGCACGATGCCATTTGGTATACCGATACCATATCGTTTGATGGGGACACTGCATATTATTTTAATAGTGATGGGAGTGAAGTAAGAATTAAACCTCCATTTAAAATTTTTAAATTAAATAAATGAAAACATATAAACAATTACCGATACCTGAAGATTCTGCTTGGAGTAGAAATACTTTATTTAGTAGATTACATTGGAGAATAAAATACTTTCTTACCGGTGTAAAAAACATTTTTAAATGGATGCCAACTATTTACCACGATAGAGATTGGGACGGTAACTTTATCCTAAAAATATTACAAAAGAAAATCGAGTTCCAAAGAAAGGAACTTGTCAATGCCAATAGACATATGGATATTGATAGAGATAATCGTTATATGACTTTGGCTCTTAACTTACTTGAAAGAGTTATGGAAGAACATTATCAATTAGAATGTATGGATTATTGGGACACTAATATTAGTTTTGAAGATGTACCAAATAAACCAGATCTAAAATCTATTGAGATTGAAATAACGGGTGAAAGATTTGATGAATACTTAAATAAGTATCCTTCTTCAGTTCGTGATGTTATCAAAAAGAATGGAGAACAAGTTGATAAAAAACGTTTATGTTTATTGGTGTCTTACCATAACCATAATAAAGCAAATAAACTTCTTTTCCGAGTTTTGGAGGAAAGGCTGGCTCAATGGTGGGATTAAAATTAGAACAAATTCCATTTGATAGTAATTGAAAAAATGATTAAATTTGTATCTCACAAGTAATAACCAATAAATAAAATATGAAGTAGTATGTTTAATAAAATTAAATTAGGAGGGTGGGGAGTCACCATACTAGTTATAATACATCTTTACGTTGTAAACTTATACACTGAGTTTATCTTAAGTAGGGAAGTATCGATCGAATTACAAATTGTGTCGACATTAGGAGTTTTGGTTAGCACATATTATATGTTTAAACTCATTTACAAATTTATTTATAACAATTTAAAAGAAAAAAAAGATGATTAGTACATTAATTTTTATTACAGGTTTAATTGCGGCAATCCTCATCGCATTAAAAACACGAGGAAGTATGTTTAAAGTTGAAACAGATCGATGGAATGATACCAGAGAGACATTTCAAGCGAGTTGGTTAATCAAGCCTATTGGTGTTTTCGTTTTAGGTTTAATTTTATCGATGGTTCAACCATTTGCCCTTGAAAAAGTAGATAGTGGATACAAAGGTTTAAAAGTTAGTTTGGTAGGATCTCAACGTGGTGTTACAAATTACCAATACAAAACAGGGTGGGTAGTTTATAATACTTGGACAGAACAGATGTTAGAGTTCCCAACGTTCCAACAACACATTGAGTATGATGACCAACAAGTAATCACAAAAGGTGGATTCCCTGCAACCATTAAACCAACATTTAACTACTCTTTGAAAGAGGCAAATATTGGGGATATGTTCGTGAATTTACGATTGGATGTGAAACAAGTAGAGCAAGGATGGTTGAAAAACGCAATTATCGGAGCGGTGAATGACGTGGCAAACACTTGGGAGGTTGATAGTATCTTTGGACACAGACAAGCATTTGAAGCATCTATCGTCGCTGAATGTAACGTTCGATTATCTAAATGGTTCAACGTATCACAATTACGTACAAACATCACACCACCTGAAGCATTACAAGAATCAATTATCGCTAAAACAAAGGCGATCCAACAAGCGGAAGCATCGGAACAACAAGCATTAACTGCGATTGCTGAAGGTAAACGTAAAGTTGCTGTAGCTAGAGCTGACTCTGCGGAATTAATCATTAACGCTTACGCCGCGGCACAAGCAATTAAGATTAAACAAAATCAAATTACACCAATGTATATTGAGTATTTGAAAGCACAAGCTTGGGACGGGAAATTGCCAACAACAATGGCAGGTAATAGTGGAATGTTTTTAAACTTAAATAAAAAATAATATGCAAACATTAATTTTTAATACAACCTTAAAAACGGTTAAAGTACTAAGTAATTATAGACACACAGGAGATGTTGTGGAATCTTTTGATAATGTCCCAACCGTTAAATGTTCTGAGTTAGGTTTTTACGAGGTAATGCAGAAAATGGATACAGAATCCTTAGGTGTAATCCCCGTGATGAGATTACCAATCTCAAATACAAATATGATTATTGTTAAATAATTAAACCAACCCCACCCCAATAAGGTGGGGTTTTTTTATATGTTAATTCTCATATAATGGAGAATATATGGTAGTTAACATATATTTATCATTATGAAAAAGATTGTAAAACTTACAGAATCCGATTTAATTAGAATCGTACAAAGAGTTATCCAAGAAGGTAAAACAGATAAAGGAGTTAAGGAAAAGGATGTTGACGTTAAACTCGATAGATTTCAAGAAACAATTAAAAACTTTATTAAATCACACGATTGTAAAGTAAAACAAGTTGGTAACGATTTTGAAATTCATTGTGATGGAAAACACGTTGGACAAGTTATGTTCCGAAAAGATGGAATAACCGTTAAAAAGGTTGGTAGTAAATTTGGTAAAGAATTTAAATTTAATGAACTTGGTAAAGTAAAAAGTGAAATAAAAGGATTGATCTAATGAAAATTATCAAACTAACCGAATCTGATTTAACCAATATTATATAATATTAATACCCACCCCAATAAGGTGGGTTTTTTATTTAAAAATGTTTTATTATATTTGTGATATGAGTAAGATAGATTGGATTTTAGAACAACACAAAAGTACGAATCATCAATATGATACGTATCTTCCGTATGAATTTCACTTGAGAATGGTTTCAAATGTTGCACAGGAATTTATTAATTTTGTGCCGGATAGAAATGATGGGGAAACTTCATTTAGAGGATCAGTACTTATTGCAACTTGGGGTCACGACCTAATTGAGGACACTCGTGTTTCATACAATGATGTGAAGAATCATTTGGGTCAAGATGCTGCCGACATCATTTACGCAGTTACCAACGAGAAAGGTAAGAACCGTAAAGAACGAGCAAACGACAAATACTACGAAGGTATTAGAAATACGCCAGGTGCGGTGTTCGTTAAGTTGTGTGATCGTATTGCGAACGTACAATACTCAAAGATGACAGGTAGTCGTATGTTTGAGATGTATAAGAAAGAAAGTGATAACTTCTTGACTAGCTTAGGTTTTGTTGAAGGGCAAGCACATCCCCTTGGTGAAATGTGTAATTATTTAGAAAACTTATTTAATGATTGATTATGGAAAATAGAAGTAGACATTACGGAGACGTTGTAAAATGGATTGAAAAGGTAATTGATTCTTGTGAGACATATCAACAAACATTAGCAGCTAAAATGTTAATAGTTAATTTTGGTAAACAAATGTCTCGTAACAAAGTTGATACTAGATTAATGTGGGGTATAAGATCTTCATTGGATCTTACATTAACTATTAAACGTGATAAATTGATAAATTGATAAAACTTGCGGAATGAATGGTAAACTAGTAAAATCACTTGGTGAATGGTTTGTTAAGTATGATAATGACGGACATATTGTACTTTACCCATTGTGCCCACAAACTTTAGTGTGGGCGAATAATCCATTGACCCAAAAGTTTATAAAAGAAGACATTGAGGTGGTTTTTTCTTTAATAGTTAAGGGTGAGTATTGTGAAACAAAAGAAATGTTGTTAAAAAACTATCAGGCAAAAATCACCTCCGTTGATCACGAAACAATATAAAGAATGATTGATTTATCAAAATACAAGATTATAAAATACGCATACCCCTTTTCTTCAGATGAATTAGGAGTAATGATATGGGATAAAATGAATGATCAAGAATCCAAATGGGCGATTCAGTTAACCTTGAAAGGTGTTAATGACACTGGTGGAACAGACACTGATTCTTGGGATTGTTTTTTTCTTGATGATAAGTTAAAAAATAAAATCGATGAGGTATTAGTTAAATACAATGTTCCGTTTGAGGTGGAAGATGAAACTCACTTACTTTTAGAAAATATTGATTTATTACCTATTACGCTGATTGAAAAGTTAGATAAATATTTAGTTGAAAATTTAAGTATTGACGATGTGTTGGATAGAATATCGGAAGTTGGACTTCCTAACATAACAACCTTTGAGAGATACTTTTTAGATAAACACAAAGATGACGAACAAGATTGATAATATAGAACAAATAAAAAAATTACTCAACTTCGAAAATAAGGGTGACTTTTATATGCTTTACGTTCTTAAACGTAAGAAGGACCAACCTGAGGGGGAAAGAGATAATCACCAGTCAGTTAGAACAATTAAATCATATTGTATTGAGTCCATTGAACATTTGGATCGTAGATACGATGAGATTAAACAACTTTGTGAGATGTTTAAGGCTCGTGCTTATATCCACGTCCAAAAACAAAATCATACGGACGTGTCATTGAATATGATGGTTGATCTTGCTAAAAGAATACAAGACGGTAATCATAAACAACAAGGTTTATTTGATTCTGTTGTGGGACAAGTTAAAACACAAGAGAAACGCTGGATTGTCGATATCGATACGACCGATTATCACGCTGTTACTGAAGTGACACAATTTATAACCAGCCTCAGACCTGAAGGTCCAAAGGTTGAAATGGTAATCCCAACTAAAAATGGATACCATTTAATAACTGCTAGATTTGATGTTAAAACCTTTTCTGAAAAATATCCGGAAATTAGTATTCAAAAAAAGAATCCGACACTACTTTATTTACCAAACGTTCTTTCGTGATATTTATGGGTATGATAGGAATATACAAAATTACCAACCCAAAAAATAAAGTCTATATTGGACAAAGTGTTAATATTGAAGAAAGGTTTAAAAAATATATTAAATTAAATTGCCCATCTCAAACAAAATTACTGAATTCACTAAAAAAATATGGTATTGATAGTCACAAATTTGAAATTATTGAAGAATGTTTGTTGGAAAACTTGAATGATCGAGAGAGGTATTGGCAAGATTACTATAACGTTTTAGAGGAAGGGTTGAATTTAATAAAAACCAAAACAGACACTAAAAGTGGTTATTTATCTGAAGAAACTAAAAATAAAATAAAAACATCCATGTTAGGTAAAAAAATACATAGTGATGAGTACAAGGAAAAGTTAAGACAAAGAATGTTAACAAACAACCCAAACAATATTGAGGGGGTTAGGGAAAAAATAATAAAGAATAAAACAGGAAAAAAACAACCTAAAATTTCTGAATCTAAAAAAGGTAAAAAACGTCCAGATATTTCTGGTGAAAAAAGTTTTTTTTACAAAAATAGACCCGCAAATGCTGGAACACCAAAAAAGGAAATTATACAAATTGACAAATTAACTAATGAGATTATCCAAATTTTTCCAAGTATAAGCGAGGCAATGAGAAAAACAAATATAAAAGGAATTAAAGATTGCCTATCAAATAGACAAAAAACATCTGGAGGTTTTATTTGGAAATATCTAAATTAATAATATAATGAAAATCAACAGACAAGAAGTTTATGATAAGTGTTCAGGTCATTGCGCTTATTGTGGAATTGAAATAACATTCAAACAGATGCAAGTGGATCACATAAAACCATTATATCGTAATGATAAAGTTGAGACACTTGAGGCTTGGGGTGTTGAACGAGGAACAGATGAGATGGACAATTTAAATCCATCCTGTTCTCGTTGTAATAAATGGAAATCAACATTCAGTTTAGAGATGTTTAGAACCATAGTCGAAAACTCTATCGATAGAATGGAGAGAGATACTCCTAATTTCAGATTAGCTCGTGATTACGGACTTATTGAAGTCAAACAAAATCCTGTGGTTTTTTACTTTGAACGAAAGAATTAGAATAAATACCGGTTGTCTGATTTTAAATTTATTAATATATTTGTATTATGGAAAAAGTTATTATAGAAAAAGATGCGGTTCGCAAATGCGTAATCTTGGAAAAAGACGGTGAGTTTGTATTTCGTTCAGGGCCAGGAGAGTTCCACGAAGATGTTGCAAATAGATTCAGAGGAATTGATCCAGAACTAAAGGAATGGAGAATTCGTGGTGGTGGTAGAGTTAGATGGTCTGATCTTGGTATTAGAGTTTACGGTTATTCGGTTGACTACGGTCGTATGGATAAAGATGTTGTTGAACAACTGGTATCAGAGTTTGCAAATGAAAATGGTATTGAATTTATAAATGAAACAGGAGAGGGTTATTAAAATGAGAAAGTTAGTATTTTTAATGGGATTATTCCTATTGGTGTCTTGTGAAAGAGAAATTGAAGTAACCGTCGAAAAAACAACTGAGGTGGAAGATATTGGTGGTCTTGAGTTTGAATATACCGATATGGATGTGTACCACATTCAAGAAATTGATGGGTGTGAATACATTTTAGTTAATGGAATGGATAATCGTGAACCGGCATTAACACACAAAGGGAATTGTAAATATTGTTTGGAACGAAACAAACAAAGGGTAATTGAGGTTAATGAAAAAGAAGAATATTAATATGAAAAATTTATTATTTATTACCTTAATGGTATTTGGATTGTTTTCTTGTGATATGCCTGTCAAAAAAAGAGGTAGAACGGAAAATATCTATTTACGACAATTAGTTAAAACGGATGAGGTAACGAAAGAGGGTTCCGCTAGTTATTTTTTAGTGATGGGATCGGCGTCTTATAGTGAGGAAGTTACCACTAAAATTAAATTGATGGGTAAAGTGAATGGGTTCTATCGTCTTATTGAGTTTGATTTTAAAGATGCGAGAATTAAAATTGATAACACAATTAATAAACCATACCTTTATATAACTTATCGAGATTATTATAATCGTAGTACAAACCAATTACTTGGTAGTGAGTGGTATTTAGTTACCTCATTCGTTATTGTATGTCCTGAGAAATATCTACCCGAAAAATTATTACCAATAAGTTTATGAAACCTATAGAAGAATATTAAAATGATTAACCCAACAGGAAATAAATTAGAAAAAATTTTATTCGAGATCTTCGATAAATCTATCGAAAACGCCGATATATATAACCATAACAAAAGTTTATGGTTAATCTTTACCAATGATATGAAGTGGGTTGTTGAATACACGGACACACAAACTCTGTGGTATAACTACCAATTCTTTAAGAATGAAATGGAACTTGTTGGTTTAGATTGTGTTACAAACAAAGACCTTATCCAAAAGTGGTTTGAAACAAGATTCCTTAAACCTAAGGTTGAAAAAACCATCCAGGATGGGGTAAAACACACCTTTTATCCAAATCGTGGTCAATGGGAAGGTGTTGAAGACACTATTCAAAATTGGGTGAAACACACCCATTTTTCTTTAAACCTATTAGACCCATCGTATCGTGTTGAAGACGCCATTAAAAATGGGGTGAAGAACACCGGAAGAAATTATCACTATACGAGAACAGTTGAAGATACCATTCAAAATGGGGTGAAACACACCCATTTTTCTTTCAAAAAGGTCAACACAATAATTGAAGACACTATTCAAAATGGGGTGAAACACACCATACAACACGATCAAGATGTCCTTTTGTTGGTTGAAGATACCATTCAAAATGGTGTGAAACAAACTAAAGGTACTCTACGACATCCGGCATTCGTTGAAGATGCGGTTCAAAATGGAGTTATACATACGCAAGAAATTGATTGGAACCGTGATATCGGACTGGTTAAAGACACCATTAAAAATGGGGTGAAAGACACCCAACGTGCTTTTGGTGAAAACAAATTACAAGTTGAAGACACCATTCAAAATGGGGTAAAGCACACATCATTAAAGCGTTTAGATCCATCGTATCGTGTTGAAGACGCCATTAAAAATGGTGTTAAAGAAGTGAAAGAAGTAAGTGAACTTAGTTTAGTAAGTGAAATATTTAAGGTTAATAGTAAAAGGGTAATTCAAAATGGGGTGAAGGAGACCACAACCAACAGATACCATCGTCGTAAGGAAGTTGAAGATACCATTGAAAATGGGGTGAAAAAAACTTCAGATAGACCTTTGGGGATAGAACTTGAGTGCATTAACGACATTATCCAAAATGGAGTGAAGTCCGTCTGTTTTGCTTATAATTGTGGCGATAATAGTGTTGAGGATATTATTGAAAATGGGGTGAAGTACGTTGATTTTGCTTTTGATCTTGGTTATTATGGTGATACTACGGTTGAGGATATTATTGAAAATGGTGAAAAAATATAGAAGATGAAAAACCCATCAGGAAATAAATTAGAGAAACTTATGTTTAGGTTGTTTGACCAAATGGTTGAAGGATCTGACAAGTATATAACAAAACAAGGGTCAACTTGGTTGATATTCACCGAAGAAAAAAAATGGATAACCGAATTTACGGAGTCAGGGACTTTATGGTTTAATTATAACTCTTTCCAATCAGAATTAGAATTAATTGGAAAAAAATGTGCGGATGAAACCAAAACAATATCCAAATGGTTTGAGTTAAGATTTTTGAATAAACCAACTATTGGACATACCTCACCTTACAAACACCGAGTAACAAAAAGAGTTGAAGATACCATTCAAAATGGGGTGAAAGACACCTTTGAAGCATTTGGGAGTTATGGCAGGTTAGTTGAAGATACCATTCAAAATGGGGTGAAACACACCGAGTCGTTCGACTTAGATATGATACGTGTCGTTGAAGATACCATTCAAAATGGGGTGAGACACACCGATATATTGGAATCAGGAAGAACAGATAGTGTTGAGGACACCATACAAAATGGAGTTAAAGAAACCAAACTGAATTGGTTCAAACAAGAAAGGATTGTTGAAGACACAATTCAAAATGGGGTGAGAGAAACCAGCGGTCGAGTGTGTAATGCGAAGGAATATGTTAAAGATACCATTGAAAATGGGGTGAAACACATAGGTCCACGACAATGGGACAATACTGAAAATATTGATAACGCAATTAAAAATGGTGTTAAAGACACCCGTCAGATAGATTGGGAAATAAACTGGTCGGTTGAAAATACCATTCAAAATGGTGTGAAAGACACCAAAGTGGTTGAATTTGACCACTTTAAAACGGTTGAAGATACTACCCAAAATGGGGTAAAGGAAATTTATAGTACATTACGACGAACTAAGCTCGGAGTTGATGACATTATTGAAAATGGCGTTAAAGTAGCTAAACCAATGGAGGAATGGGTCAATACCGAACGTATTGTTGATGAAGTCGTAAAAGATGGGGTTAAAGAAATAAAAGAGTTACCTGATAAAAGCGGAGAACTTAAAGGTTATGGTGATTACTATCATAGACAAGAAAATTGGACAAAACCACATACAGATTATGTTAAGGAAGTGATTGAAGATCATTACCATCATATGGGTAGAGTTGAAGGTATAATTAGAAATACGGATAAAGATGGGATTTGATAAGAAAATATTGGAATTGAGTAGGACGATCTACCAAACATCTGTTATGTCTCACGGGTCCAAAAAAAACCCAGACGAACAGATTGATAAAATTAGATCGATGATCCGAGAGTTTATTAGAATGGAAGTGGTTCCGTATGAATTAACAAATCAGGAAAAAATGACATTCATACTTGATAACGAATTGAAAATAACTGAAGCGGTTATGAATGGTCATAGCGCAAACGATGGAGATGAATTCCAAGCAACAAGGATTAAGATTAAAAAATTTAGAAAAGAATTAGGGATTATTAAAGATGGAAAATAAGGAAACAATTAAAGAAGTTGCTGAAAGATTAACTGAAAACGCTTATCGTGATGATGTGTGGGAAGAAGGTAGGTTAAAAAGAGTTGGTTATTACCAAGGAATAATTGATGGTATGTTATGGATGGAAGATCAGATGGAGTCCCTTAAAGATTTTAACACTTGGAAGGAATGGAAAAATAAATCAAAAGATTTGATATAATGAAAAATTTTGACTATTATAAGATGGTGATTGAAATGATTGATAAACTATACGAACACGAGGGATTCCAAGAATGGTACGATAGTTTAGACATTAGTGTTGAAGATCAAATTGAAAAAGATCTTGTTGGGATTGTGAAAAGAAGAATTAGTAAAAATAAAATAGAAGACAATGAAAATAATTAAAAGAAAATCGGCAAGTCCCATACAAACAATGTCAATATTCGTGATTCCCGCAATGACATACTTTATCCAAAGTTTAATGGGTATAGTTAACCCTAATAGAGAGTGGATATGGTGGGTTGGAATACCAACAATGGCGGCATTGTGGTTCGTGGTTAATTTCAAAATTAAAAAACAAGATGGAACAACAAAGTAGTACATTTGAGGGGATTTATGATGAGATAGTTGAGGATTTGAGAGGTAATTTAACTAATGAAGAATACCGAGAATTGATAACACTTGAGTATGTTCTAACCCAAGGTTACGATAAACCTGGTGACGAAGAAAGATTTAAAGAATTAAGGGTTAAAAAACGATAATCAATTTAGGGAAATACATAAATTATGGCAACAAACCCAAAACAAAAAAGATTATGGATTAAACAGGAGAAGCGAATTGTTCGTCTTCTGTATAGAAAAGGATTACTTTCAGATTTTAAGGTATCTGATTTTTATTGGGCTGAATATCATTGGTCAAATAAAAAGAAGTATAGATCAAAACACAGTAAATACAGATATCCTGTGTATATGCCTGAAGTTCATTATGGAACCACCGATTATTGGGGTGAAAGTGATGAACATAGTATTGTGGATAATATTTTACAAAGTTTATTTTGGGAAAACATTGATAACGAGAACTGGGACTCAACTTCAGGAGAGTGGCCAAAATCGACATTCCCAAGAATGAACCGAGAACAATTCATTAAGTATTTGAGTAAATTACCTACAAAGGTAAACAACAATAAAATAAATAAAATCTTAAAAACACAGAACATAGATGAATAATTTAGACATAAAATACCAAGAGTTACTTCAAGACATTTTGGACAATGGGAGTACTAAAAGTGATCGTACTGGTACTGGTACCATTTCAGTATTCGGTAGACAGATCCGTCATAAAATGAGTGAGGGGTTTCCTTTACTTACAACCAAGAAAATGGCTTGGAAAACTATGGTGACCGAGTTATTATGGTTCCTTCGTGGTGATACAAATATCAAATATCTTGTTGATAACGGTTGTCATATTTGGGATGGTGACGCTTATAAGTTCTTTAAGAATAGTTTTCCTATAAAAAAATCTAATCCACCAAAAGATTACATCAATGAAGATGGTCAGTTATTGACACAAGAAGAATTCATCAACAAAATTAAAACAGATGATGAGTTTGCTAAGAAGTGGGGTGAGTTAGGCCCAATTTATGGTAAGCAGTGGAGAGGTTGGACTTCGACAAAGGCTGTTGAGTTTGATGAGGATACATTTGTACCTATTAAATACGAAGATGTTAGAGTTAATGACCAAATCCAAAACCTAATCAACGACCTTAAAACAAACCCAGACTCAAGACGATTGATGGTCAATGCTTGGAATGTTGGAGAATTAGACCAAATGGTTCTTCCACCTTGTCATTATGGATTTCAAGTTTATACAAGAGAGTTGAGTTTGGAAGAAAGAACAAAACTTCTTGTAAATAAAAGTGATAATAAGAAAGATTTCTATGATAGGAATGGAAGATTAATTGTTGAGGATGAATCTGTATTAAATGATTCAAATATTCCTAAACGAACAATCTCTCTAATGTGGAATCAACGTTCAGTAGATACATTCTTAGGATTACCATTCAACATTGCATCTTATGGTTTGTTATTGGAAATAATTGCGAAAGAAGTGAATATGGTTCCTGATGAATTGGTTGGTAATTTAGGTGATGTTCATTTGTATTCAAACCATATCGAACAAGCAAAAGAACAGATTGGTAGAGATTTGACTGAAGATGAAAGATATGAATTAGTAACTCAACAGATGAGTAAATTACGGGCTATTACAGATGAGGATTACATTAAATATAATATTCCAAATAGAACAAGAGAACCATATCCACTACCCTTTTTAAAACACATGAAAACGTATGAGTTCTACAAATCTTTAAGTGAGGATCATTCACTATTCCACCACCTAAATCCAACAGATTTTATGGTGGAAAACTACCAATCACACCCAAGTATTAAAGCACCCTTATCAAATTAATATGGAAAATCACAATGTTTGGTTTAAACGATGGTTTAATCCGACACTTAGAAAAATATTCAAAGTAGAAATATGTTCTATAATAATGGACAATGAAGTCATTGGTTATGGGATCAGAAAATATAAAAAGTTATGTTAGGGTTAAGAAAGGTTGATGGTGGCACGAGAGATGTTAGTTGGAAAAATGATTGGATGGAGTTTTATCCCGGGTTCCGTAAGTGGAATGTAAGATACCTACCAAGTAATGGTTTGGATTGGAAATTGGATTTTTCTTTTATTTGGGGTCAGTTTTATTTAAAATTTAAAACAAACCGTCCGCCAAAATATAAGGATGAAACACCTACATATGGTTTTTATTTTTATTCGGTAGGTAGTTGGTTTCCTGATTCATTATGGATTTATAGGGGAACTAAAAAAATAAAATGTATTGATTTACCTTGGCAATATGATTGGATAAGAACCTCCAAATACCTAAAAGATGGGACTTGGGCCAACCACACTAAAAAAAACAAAATTGATTTTTATAGTGAAGAATGGAAAGAAAAGATTCATAAAGAAACCCATAAGTACTATTACATTCACGATGAGTTCCAAGAGACAGAAGCAACTTGTGAGTTAGAGGAAAGAGAATGGAGACCATTAATGTTTAAGTGGACACGACTTTTTAGAAAAGTAAAACGAAGTATTGATGTTGAGTTCAGTAAACCTATTGGTAAAGGTGTTACTTCATATAAAGGAGGCGTTTATGGTACAGGACACAACATTAAAAAAGGTGAGACAATTAAACAATGTCTCAAAAGGATGATGAAGGAAAGAAAATTTTAAAAAATATGAAAACAATTAAGATTAGATTTGTAAAAAATAGTGATGAATCTTATAATATCCAAAGAAAGGGATGGTTCAGATGGAAGTATCTTGGGTACTCGGTTGATATGGGATATGGTGGTTTTTACGCATATTATAATGGTAAAACAAAAGAAGAGTTACTCAAAGAAGTTTTAGATAAACATTACCAAGTATGTAAGAAACACGTTGAAATTATAGAACACCCAACAATAAAAATTTATTAAAATATGAAGACAAAAGTATATTCAGCATTCCCCGGTGTAGGGAAGACAACCTACTTCAACACTACAGATAGAAATGTGTTGGACAGCGATAGTTCAAAGTTCGATAAGAAACATTTTCCTGATAACTATATTGAACACATTGAAAGAAACATTCAGGATCCAAAGGTGGATAAGATTTTAGTTTCATCACATAAAGATGTGAGAGACGCACTTCTTAAGAAAGGAATCCCATTTGTATTGGTTTATCCAAACAGAGACATCAAAGATGAATACATCCAACGATATAAAGACAGAGGAAATAACGATGCGTTTGTTGACTTATTGGAAAAAAATTGGGATAATTGGATGGACGAGATGGATCAGATGGAAGCACCAAAAGGTCAAACATTATACAAAGTTAAATTAGAAAAGGGTCAGTATTTGGCTGATGTAATTGATTAAAATGGAAACACCAAGTATAGAGATTTTCAATGATATGAAACAAGCTGCAACTCAAGTATGGGAAACATACGATAATGAGTATGGGTATGTGGATGAGAAGTTAAACTACGTTAATGGGTTAAATAATATCCAAGACAACGCGATGGTATTTTACAGAATGTTTGATTGGGAGAACCAAAGAAAGTTCAAACAACTTGTAAATGAAGAAACATTAGAATATATAAAAAACAATCAATAATAAATGGATTACGGAAAAGAGTTTAGAAGTTTCGCAAAGAGCGAAGGAATTAGTTCACTGGCGTTGGATCAGTTTGAGAATGGATTAACACCATATATTTTGGAAGAGAGAGAAATGAGAGTAACTCAAATGGACATCTTCTCAAGATTAATGAG